AAGGAACTTAGTGAACCCAATCGTGTAAAAATGGCAGTTCTGCTAGATGACGAGTATTTGCTTAAAGAATTTAATCGCGAGATTAACCAATATACGCCCAGCCAACTACGAGCACTTAAATCTAAAATACAAGATATTGAAAACGATGACAAAAAATCAATTGAAGATTTAGAAAAAATATTAGAACCTGCTATATTAGAAACAGGACGTGGCGCTATACACTTTAAAAAATCTCGAAATGGTAGCGACAAATTAAATGATTTTGGTAACCAAATGGTTGAATTTCGTATCATGGGCAACGTTGGTTATGAATTCAAATTTCAAGAAATTAAAAATGCTATTATCAGATATGCTACTATTATGCAAGTGGGTTATGATGAAACACTTTATCGTAAAAATTATCTTACTAAATTAGCTAGATTGATTGATAAAGCTACAAGCATTGATTTAAGCAACAATAAAACTTCAGTATTTAAAGATGATCTTACTGGAATTCTTACACAGCAAGAATTAAATGTTTTATGCAAATTAAACAATGATGGTAAAGACTTTACCAGCAACAAAAATATTTTAAATAAATTTGCTAAACATTTCGATTTAGATCCAAAACAAGATCAAGATAAAATTAAATCTAGTGTACTTGATCCATCTGGTGAAGAAAATGAAAAATATCGTCAAGAAAGGCAACAAATAGAAATATTTGAACAAATACTAAGAGAACTTAAAATTGATCGTAGTTTAGAAAATTTTAAAGACACGCTGGTAAAACAAAAAGATTATACTGGTGCATTAAATCAAATTGTTACTTATATTAGAGTAGGTGAAAACAAAGTAGAACCTAACGCTAGAATTCAACGTTTAATGCGTTTAGCATTGAAAAAATTAAACATTACTACACAAGACCTTATCAAGCATGCCAGTCATTGGGGTGTTTTTCAAGACCCCGAAATTGGTAAACAATATGTAGATGCACTATCTAGATTGCTTGGTACAGAAATCAAAACACCAGAACCCAAATCAATTAAAAAATTTCGTTCACAATCTGGTTATGCATTAGTAAAAGGCAGCGTACTGCAACCTCTTTTAAACGCAGGTGAACCACTCAAATATTATGATGATGGTTTAGCCATAGACTTAACTGACACAGATGCAATCAGAGAACTTGGGAAACTTAGTAGAGATTTACAGCCCAACGAATGGACAAGTTCACCAGAAGTAAAAGAATTATCTAAAAAATTAGGCGTACCAATTGCTTATCCTGGTGAAACAATTTATTCTGGCGAACAATTTAATTCTGATCTTTATTATTTGATAACACAGGGTAACGGTAAAATTACCGATTTGCTTTTTAAAGTTGGTATAGATATTTAATCTAACGCTTAAACAGTCATTTTTATTGGATTTATAGGCAAAAAGAAAGGGTACCGAAGTACCCTCTCTTTCTAGTGCTTTTGTTATTCCTATTAAATCGTTTCGATTTATTGGAAAGTCAAGTTTTGTACAGCGATTTCACCAACGTAGTCAGCCGCGTTCCCGAACGAACTCGCGGTGTTAGTTAACTCGATGTAACCATAACGTGTCATAAAGCTGACCACTGGCTCGAAAGTCGATGGATCCAGCACAACGCCACTGCTCATTAATGGAATATATGGGCAATAGAACGCTGCCGCGTCAGTTTCACTTGAACCTTTATAACCAACCAATACAGGCTGTGTATCAGGTGCATATGAATCAACAAATACACGCAAAGAACCGTTCAATGTACCAGCAAACTTAGTGTTAGTTGGTGCTTCGAAAGTTCCTTCAGTTGTACGTGCAAATGCTGAAGTTGTAGCAGACTGAAGAACAGTCAATGCCGCTGAAGATACAACAGCATAGTTACCAGCACCACGACGTGTACGTTGTGCAATCAAGTTAGCAACTCTGTTGATCAATACTGACAAAGCGGCATGCTCGTCACCAACATAAGTAGCAGTACCTGATACGGTAGACTGGTTGTATGTAAATTCAGTTGAAGCAAGTGTGCGAAGTGACAACAAGATTTCTTGGTCAATTTCAGCAGTAATTTCTTGAGCAAGAGCAGCCATAATTTCTGCTTCTACGTCAATACCATGCTGAGATTGAGCGTCTTGAGCCGCTTCAAACGTCCAGCGTGCTTGCAACTTACGTGATTTAGCTTCAACAGCTTGACGCAAGATTTGAACACTGATTTGCTTACCACCGTTACCTTCTAATGAAGCAGTGTCAGCGCCAGTGTAACCATCTGTGCTAGCCGCATCGCCTTGTACACGCGAATATGCTTGTGCAATCTTGAATGGTGACAACGCTTCTTCACCAGCATTTACTGAAGTAGAGGCTGCTGAGTTGTCTTGTAATGCTTGAGCATAGCGCACACGCAATGTGTGAATTTGTCCAACAGGGCCGGTCATTGGCTGAACACCTACCAACTCGTTAGCAATAACTGTTGGCATAACACGACGGATTACTGGAAGAATCACTCGGTTAAGTGTAGCAATATTACCTGCTGTTGTTGTACCCGCTGTTGATTCAGAGAGTAATTGTTTTTTGGTGTTTTCTAAAACAACACCTACAGTTGAGCGACGGGTTCCATTCAACCCTTCTAACAGGGCCTCTTTGGTCTCGTCCCAACGGCTTTCTAAGAGTGCATTTGACATTTTTTAAATCTCCTAATTATGTCTTATTATTTTAAAGCCCTGCCAGACGCTTTATTTCAATAACATTACTGTTATCATCTAGATCAACTTCTGTTGACTGTTTGGCAGATTTATCACCAGTCGCTTCAGTAACAACAGATTCAGTTAACGATTCTTTCTTCTTCGTAACTTCACCGCCGTTATTTAAAACTGCTGGTAAATACTTATCGAAAGCGTTCTGCAACTTCGTAGTTTGAACACTTTCCAGTAAAGTTTTCATTACTTCAGCCTTTTCTTCGTTCAAAGGAGCTAAAAGATCATTTAGTACCTTATCACGCTGAGTAGACTCTTTAATAATGTTTACTTCACGTTCCTTGTTTTCTACTAAGTTCATCGCTTTTTCGATTTTGTTAGTAGCTTCAGCTAGTTGATTTTCTTTTTCTTCTAATGTTTTTAGCAATTTGCGAGTTTCAGCTTTTTCATTTAAATGAGTAGCACTGAATTCACCTGCAAACGCTTCAAACAATTTGCGTCCAAAGTCATTTTCTCTAGCTTGTTTAATATCTTCTTTAAGTTGTGATAGTTCACCTTTAAGATGTTCTGAAATAGCGCCGCTAACTTTCTTCGAACTTTCGGCAATGAATTTGCCTTTAAGTTGTTCCAACTGTTTGCGACCCTCAGCAACTAATTTAACCTTGGCTTCTACTACTGCTTGCTTGTCTTGTGAAAATTCTTTGATTTCACGAGCCAATGCATGAGTAATAAATTTCTCAAGTTTAGCTTGATTTTCCACCTGAAGTTTACGGTCGGTGCGAAGTTCTTTAATCTCTTCTGATAGTTTAGTAACTAAGAATTGATTAAATTTCTCTGCACTTTCTTTCATCTTCATTTGCGCTTTTACGCGGTCTTCACTAATTGCTTGTCTTTCAGAATGAAATTCTTCAATCTCACTTTTTAGACTTTCAGAAACCATCTTGTCTAGTGCTTCTACCATTACACTTCTATCATGTTCATATCGTTGTGCAAACTCTTCATGCAATTCTGCACGAGCCTGCTGACGAGCTTCATTAAGTTTAGATTCCCAAGCCTCATTGAGTTCTTCGGCGATATCTTCCTTAATTAACCCGCTTTCAAGTAATGGTTTAATAGCATCAAACATGCTGATATCCTCTTTGTTTTATAATTTCAAGTCCTTAATGAGGCGCATTACTTCCTCTTTAAGATACTTTTCTACCTTTTTGTCACCGCTAGCTTCCTTAGCAACTTCTACTAACCTATGACCATGTTTCATGTTCATCAAACCTTCATAGATAGCAGTGGGGTATGCGTTTGGTGCGCTAGGTTGGGCGACAACATCTACAGTGATTATTTCAAAATCACTAACACGGCCGTCCATATCGTTTACATTTCCTGATCCACGACTTGAGACGCCCAATTTTACTCCTGACTCCAACATAGTACTTACTAGTTGACCCATTGGAGTCGGAAGAATCTTTAATTTACCATAGCCATTTGGACCGTCCATCCACATACTTTCAATCATATGTGACACACGATCTAAATTTATTTTTAAATCATCAGGGTGATCGACTTCACCTAAAACAGAATAGCCTTCACCAATCTGTTCGTTTAAAGTGTCTACAGCATTTCCAATCTCACTCACGGGGTAAACACGCTCGTTCGCATTTTTTACCCCGCCTTGAATGAAAATACCTTTCATATAAAGGGTCTTTAAATCAGACCCTTCTTCTTTAACTGCTTCAACCACCATATTAGCGCGGTCAAAAGTTAAGTTTTCTCTGAGATACAAAGCCATTGTCTCAGTTCCTTATTTTGCGTATGGACTTTTGTCGTTTTGTGCACCATCTTTAGTTACGGGCTTTGGAGCACTTGACAAGTCTACTTTTGCTTTACCTGCTGGAGCATTTTTAAATGATCCTGCGTCTTTAACGTCTTTGGTTTGTGGTGCTGGACGACCTTTTTCGTCTCCTCCACCTGAATAATTGACGGGGTCACTATCCATGCCTTCTTTTCCAGAGTTTGCCGCTACTGGGCTTTGTTTTTGATCGCCGTCATCGCCGTGATGCGGAGATACTTTTTGAAGTTGAATTGCTTCTTGCATCATGTCTTCATCTTCTGAATCCATTTCAACTTCTTCCTCTGAATCGACTTCGACTTCTTCTTTTTCTTCGCCGTCGCCCTCGTCATCCATTTTACCTAGAATTTCTTCAAACTCGCCCATGAGTTCGTCTAATTTGTCTTCGATTCTAACAACAGCGTCTTCGACTTCTTCTGAAGACTCATCTTCTTCTGAGTCCGCATCTAAGTCAAAAATTTCTTCGCTTTCTGAATCTTCTGATTCTTCTGAGTCCATTTCTTCTGACTCTTCGTCTTCTGCGACACCGGATTCTTCAGCAGTGATTTCATCCATCAAATCACCTACGTCTCCTCCCATGCCTTCTTCTTCGTCTACGCCCATCATTTCTTCTGCCATGATAGATTCGTAGATTCCACGTGATTGTTCTACAACAATTTCATGAAAAAGTTCTTTTGCTTTATCTTCTTCTTCATTAATAATGAAGTTAATTAATTGTTCGTATTTTTTACTGTCCATTATTTTTCTCCTGATATTGAATGGCTTTGTAGTATTATTTATGTAATTGACAAAAAAAGTGCGTTATAAGTACGCATTTTTAACATTTTTGCTTAAAATAGGATATTTTAAAGGGAAGGACCGCCAGAATCGTCAGATTTTGCCCCATATTGGTTTCTGACTTTATCAAGATGCAATGATTTTTCGTAGGATCTTACGTCAATCATTCTTCTTAATTTTCTAATTTGACTTAATGTTAATTTGGTTTTTCTAGATGTTCTATAAACAGGTTTGCTGTTGTCGTCATCAACATCTTGCATTCCTGCTATAGGGGCATCAAACATTTCAAATAATTTCATTTAGATAATCCTCTAATGTATTTATCTTTTTACTCTGCGCCCGGAGGTGGAGGAGGTGCGGGAGGAGCCCCGGGTTCTGCTGACGGAGTTTCTGCTCCAACTGGACCTGCAACATCTAGTCCTTCGCCTTCGGCTTCTTCTCCTGCTTCGACATTTTCTGCGGTATCAAAATCAGCGTCAAAGTTTCCTGTTGAAATGCCAACGTTTCTAAGATCAGAACCTTCGGGTTCAGATTCTACTTTTTCTTTATTTTCTTCAGCCCATAATTTTTCATTTTTAGAAATTTCTTCTTCAGTTAAACCTAAAAATCTTTCCATAGCAAATCGTTTACTGATATAAGGGAACCCTTCTACAGTAGAAAACGTACTTACTCTTGCAGTATCTAATTCACTTTGACGGTAGGCAGCAAAGTTTTGAGGGGGATTAAATGTAATGTCAAACAAACTAGTATCAATGTTAAAGCCTCTCCATCGCAAAAACAATTTAAATTCTTCGTCTAGTTTTTGACAAATATAGTTTTGTAATCTTTCACAGTACTGATTAAATCTAAACTCTTGAATCATAGCAGTACCCACTCTGCCGTCACTTAATGGAGTAGGATTGTCTTCTGGCCCTGTTGGTAAGTATGAACTAGGTACGCGAAGTCCACGTGCTAATCTATTGTTAAAGTATTTTAAGTCATCAATTTCACCTAAATTTTGACCGCCTGGTAAAACTTCAATAGAAGATCCTCTGCCTTCAGCAGTCATTGGGAAAAAGTAATCTTCGTTCATTGACAAAGGATTGTAAGTAGCATCAACTACGCTTTGTCCGCCTAATGTTGATGGAATTCTGCGCTGGTGAATTTCATTTTTAACACGTTCAACAAAACTCATAGCCATATGTGATGGCATGTTACCTACATCAATTTTGAACAATCTGCGTTCGGGTGCTCGTTGAACTCGGTAAATAAGAATAGCATCTTCTAGCAATTCTTTTTGTTTGTAAACTTTAAAAATGTTTTCTAAAATACTTTCACCAAACGGCCAAAAGCGATCTAAGCCTTCTGTT